CCCTGAAGTCATATATTGCTTATAGCCGGGCAATCCCATCATCCCTGATTTTCCCGTAGTTCTTCCTGTTATTAATTCATCCCCTGCTCTGACTACACCCTCTTCGTAATCTACATTTCCAGCTTTGCTGAACCCCGGTTTCTGTTGGGCGGAATACGTCTTGCCTTCAAAAGCATATTCATCATTTAAGTTTCTAAGTCTATTTTTTTCTTTGGCCTCTAATATATCCATTGCGGCATGAGTAAATTCATGTACTAAAACTTTAAGGGGGTCTACATTACTTTCTTGCTCGGCATTTTCAGCAAGGGCATTATTTGGGTACTTCTTTGGAGTTTGTATATATTGAAGCACAGCTTGGTCTAAGTCTAACGTCTTTGCTTCTTTTTGACCAAGGTATATACCATATGAATCTCCACCTACTGTTCCTCTACCTTTATCAGTAATTAAATCTATCTTACCTTCTTTATATAATTCATAACCTAGTCTAGCAAGAGGATTACCATAAAAATATTTCTCTAGCTCTGCCCTCAGCTCTAAATCACCCAGACCTTGCCCTTGGGAATATTTGGGTTTCTTAACTAATCCTTGAGGTCTTCGTCTAGGAGGTGTGACTTTTGTATCACTTGTTGCCATTATTTTTCGGCTCTTGCTATAACTTCATCACGGAGACTTTTTAGTCTTCGTATTTCTTGTATTGCTCCCTGAGCTTTATTAATATTATAAATGTCTTCATGCTGTTCTAACAATTTACGCAGTTCGTCTATTCTGTAATCCATATATATTTCTAAAGCATCGGTATTCTTCTTAACATTAACCAAAGGTAAAAGTTTCTTTGCTACGTCGTGTATCATTATAGTCCTCCTAGTAATTGTTGTAATCCTTGTTCAGCTCCTGCAGGCCCCTGTTGTTGGGGCTGTTGAGGTCCTGGTGATGGATTATTAGGAGCACTAAATCCTTGTTCTCCTGGAACAGGGGCTTGCCCTACTCCAATGTTACCACCTCCACCGCCTGATGGGTCTCCGGGATTAATGCCCTGAGCTTGTGGTTGGTCAGTAGGTAAGCCTCCTGCAGCTTTCATTATCTCTGCTTGTTTAAACGCTTCTCTTTCATCATTTATAAGTTTCTCTGAATCTAAATCCATAGAAGCTCCTAATTCTCTTAGGATAACTGGTATTTTTAGATACGGAGCAACGGCAGCATTACCTGACATCTGTAGTAACTGTAGTAGGCGTTGACTACGTACTTCATTCTTCATAAGACTTTCAGTGCCTCTGGCTTTTACTTCTAAATCACCTCTAGCATCTTTATCAAAGTCAAATTGCATATTAAAGGCAAACAAGGCTTCCCCAAGAGGTTGTAGTAAATAGTCATCAAGATTTTTTACTACACTCTTAATACTTAATTGTGCAGCTCCCATAAGCATACTGATACCTGCAGCAGTTCTTCCTGTACCTGCTACACCAGTTTGTCCATGTGAATAAGATGGAATACCTGTTGCATCATCTGCTAATGCTCTAGCTTTATCAAACATCATCATATTCTCTGTACTTACGTTAGGGTACTTAGTTCCAAATAATGATTGTCCTGGAGCCCCTCCCTGACGTCTAAATACTTTTCCTGGGTACACTTGTAAATCTTGTCCGGGGACTAAGTTAGTCTCGTCAATTTCAAACACTAAGTTACCAGATAACACGGCATTATCAACTGCCATTCTCATAAAACCATTCATAAGGGTTTGTGCATCTGACATATTCTCAGCCAATCCTACTCCAAAGAAACTGTAAGGATTAGTCTCAAAAGGTGCTGCACAATAAGGAATACGTTTAGGAGTAAATGGATTTACCACTAATCTAAGTATTTTATTATTACATACCCATATATTAACTTGCATGGTATCTAAATCTTTAAACTTAGTAGGAATATCTATTCCTGCTTTCTCTGCCATAGTGCTATCTATGTTACCCCAAAACTCTAATACTTCAAATCTACTTACATCATATTGAGTTTCGTTATCTCTTAAGTCATTCTCCCACCACTTACGTGTGTAGTTAAAACCCATTTCTGCACAAGCGTCTATAGAGTCTGTATCAAAGAAAGGACGCTTCTTTAAATTTCTTAATTCTGAAAAACTTAATTTATGTCTTTCTATAACATACTCTGCTTCTGACATATTATTAGCATCGTAGTCCGGGTAAAAATTCCAAGTGGATACGGATTCTACTCTTGGTACAGTTTTACTTTCTGGGGTGTAGTTACCTTCTTCATCCCAATTAGCTTTTTCTTTATCAAAAGCAAAGGGCCCTTTAATTATACCGGTACCAAACAGTGCCATTTCAAAAGCAACTGTTCTAAGATGTTTAGAAGCACTAGATTCTTCTAACTGGTCAAGAATAGTTTTCTCCATTCTTTTTGCAGCTTTCTGTGCTGGGTAGTAAGTTTGAGAAGTAGGTGTTAATCCAGGACCCTCTTTTAATTTGTCTTGTACTCCTTCAAGCCCCTCTTCATAAGTTCCTAAGTTAAGTTCTTGTAAACTTTCTTGTGTGGCTCCTTTAGGTATATCTTGCCCGTCTCCAGGAAAACCATAAACATTATTTAATTCTTTTAGTGCGTTCTCAGGTTCTTTAGGGTCAAAATTTACAGCTTCCTCAACTCCTTCAGGAATACGAGTTGCCTCCACTCCTAGCGGGAATCTTTGACCAGCAAATAAAACGTCAATAATTTGACCATAGGCTGCTAATACTTTTGTTTTAGTTATCTTTATAAATACTTGAGATTTCTCTGTCTCAGTAAACTGGGTCTCAGTACTATAGATTCCTCTATACTGTCGATAGGAATTAAGCCATCGCTGCTCATCATACAGTCTAGCATCTTCTGCACTTTTAAATTTCTCAGTAACATAGTTAGCTAGTTCGTCCCTAGGATTCTTAGGTACGAATACCATATCTTCTGCACTTTCGCTTTCATTATCCATGTTTAATATCCAAATACTCTGTCTGCAGGAGCCCATGTTCTAGGCATCGCTGCGGGGTCATAATCAAAAATAGACTTAGACCGAGGTCTAGTCATTATACCATATCTTAGAGCATCATACAAATGGTCTTCTGCTCTTGTGTCTACATCTTCAGAATTAGTTTTATCTAAAGGTATTATAGGTAACTGAGCAATTAAATTAGTACAGGTATTAAATATAGTAATTCCTGACTGCTCTGTAACTTTGTCTACTTGAAGTCTTCTATGTAATTCATTCTTTCCTGCTACTCTACTACCCTTACTTCTATCGGCAGGTCTCCAGCGACATCCTACTGAAATCATTTGTTCCGCCAAGGAAGGGCCCGTATCGCCTCTTTTATGCCAACACGAACTGTCGAGTACACCGTACGACATCTGCCCATCATTTCTTTCTGCATCCAAGATAGCAAACGCCAAATCTTTTGCAGTATACTTTGACACGTACATTTCACGATAGACAATGAGTTGCTCATTAGAAGGGTCAATTGTAAACCATACGACTGCAGAGTATGAAGAGTATCCATAATCGCATGCCCTAAATCTTCTCCAATTGTCTGGAATCGTAAATACATCCGTGACGTGATATCGCCTATCGAACTCAGAAAAAGCCGCACCTTCTGCAACATCCCAACTTCCCTCCAATAATTGTCTACGCTGTGTCTCTGGTAGAGATAACAGCATTGCTTCATAATCTCCCTGCTCATATAAAAATGGATTATCCATTAGTTTAGCAGGTATAAATCTTCTCTTAAACAAAGGCTCTTCTGACCTTGCATGTTGTTTAGGGTACTTTAATGTTTCCCCTGTTGTAATATCCGTCGCCCAAAACGGCCTACCTGATGGAGCAGGGTCAATAAACATCTTTTTGACCCACCCATGCCCCGGACCACCGGGGTTGGTCGTCGCCCGCATGAATACGGGGAGCGTTTTGTCTGCAGTTCTAAGGCGCGAACGTAAATAATCCCAAGCATAAGGTGTTGCATACTGTGTTAACTCATCAAAACCAATATACGTAAATGCTTGTCCTTGGTATCTGAGCACATCTTTTTCTTGTTCAAGATACGTCATCCATATTCTAGCACCGGACGGGAAAGTCCATTGGCTCTTTTTCTCTCTCCATATAGCCCCAGGATAAGCCTGTGGATACATTTCCTGAGATTTATGTATTATCTCCCTAAGTTCGTCATTCGTACGCCTTAATATAAGAGCGTTCATATTCGGATTACCACAGTATCTCAAAGGGTCTACAATTAAACTGTAGGTTTTACCCCCTCCTGCTGCTCCTCCATATAGTACTTCTCTTTCCGGGGCAGCTAAAAAATCTGTCTGTGGCCCCGGGTTTGCGGCAAATAGTACTTCCTGGCTTGGTTTCTCCTCGACAGAATAAGTTTCAGGTAAACTCTCTGTAGCTTTCTCCGCAATGACATCGTCTTCCGTATTCCTAGCTATATTTGCTATTGCACGTTGGGCATGACTTAAACGCACACGTGCAGACTTCTGTGCTTTCTTAGCTTTTACTAAGTCTTTTTCTTCCTTAGTTTGCGGCTGAGGCTTGGATGTTCCCTTGAGCTTCGGCCTTGGCAATACGGCTTTTTTGTTCAGCATGCTTTCGTCTATCTGTTTTATCTGTTTTTATACGTTTCCATAATCCCATCGGAGTTATGCTACGTCCTGTGTAGTCTGTTAACCATCTTGCTACTTCTGGATAAGATGATTCTTTTAAATACTGTTCTGCCATTGATAAAGCATCTAGTTGTTCTATAATAGGCTCTAGTAAATTAGAGTCAGCATAATGTGCTTCATATCCCCACGGTATTGTAGGACCTTTAAGTGTTTTATATCTATTAGTCGGATTCAATTTCTGTACTATCATCTGTTTTTGCTGG